CAGTCCGGAATTCAAACTCCCGCGGCTGGGCCATGAAGATCAGTTTAGCCCTCTCCTTCAACCCGAGCGCATCTGTCTCAACGAAGAAGTCAACCACCACATCGCTAAGAGCCCTGAACCGCCTTCTCAGGTCCGCAATAAACCGTTTCGTGAGAGTGGTGGTGCGGGTGGGATCGGCCCGCAGTAGATGTAAGGCAAGAGCCATCAGTTTGCAGTCGACGCAGGCTGCTTCTTGCCGGGCGTGCGACCTGTCCCTACTCCCATAGGATTGCTGCCCTTCGCTGCACCAGCGGCAGCGGCTTCTGCGGCTGCTTTGGCTCCAGCAGCCGTGGACTGAATGTCCATGAGATCATCTCCCATCTCGTCAATGATGGACTGGGCTTCGGCGTCTGTATATCCCAGCACCAAGGTGAGGAAAAGGAATGGTGGAACCAAAGCGTCCACTCCGCCCATGACGTATTTCATGAGAGCGTTCGTTCTTCGCTCGGCGACTTCGGCCTTGTCCCTGTCACCAGGACTGTTCAGGTCCGGCCAATGCACGATGATGTTCTCAGGCTCGGGCAAGGTCCCGTAGGCGACGAGCCGTTCAATGAAAGGGGTGATGAGGAAGGGAGTGATGTATCCCTCGCGACGGCGATTTACACGGCGGTTCCACGCCCTCTGGTCCTGTTCGGAAGCGAGCTGAGCCGCTTCGCTTCCAACTAAGATTCTCCAAGGGATTCCCAGCGACATCGCGATAAGGCGAATCTGAACCTCCAAATGGGGCCCCGGATCAGCCACCTGCACGTTGAGGGATTTAGCACTCATCCCTACCGTGGCGATGTATCGTTGGAGGCCGTTCATGTAAGCCTCAATCTGCTCTTTGGTCGCTTCCTCATCAAATTCAACATCCTCACCCGCGGCTGGAAGTGACTCAAGAGACAATCCCGGAAAGCCACCCTTCCAAAACATCTCTCCGCTGCCACCGCCAATCTTTTGAACATCCAGCAGACGGTTGAAGACCTTCTCCATTCTCGGCCTGCCGAAGATTTCTGATGTCGTCCGGTTGTCCGCTATATGAAGAACCCGCGACCAGTGGACCATCTGCTTCTGGTTCACCGTGGAGCCTTCGACACTATCAAAAGTCACCTCGTAGGTCTTGGGCATTCCATACCGCGGACTAGACGTGTTCGTTTCCATCGACTCAATCTTCACCACAGACTCATCGAAGACCCTCAGGTAAAGAAGCTGATGTTTGTTCCCTGCCGTCCCTTCCCCATCATCTTTAACACCCGGCACGGGCGCGTCTAGCTTGGCTCCGTCGTCGAGCCCCATCAAGATGATCCCATACTTACCAATGCCGCTCAGGATGTCAGCCCTGAGCAGAATGGAGAGGAGCCTGAATTCCTTTTCCAAATCTACCCAAGCCTTCTCAAAATCAGTTTCTTCCTGATCTTCATTCTCGAAGATCTGAGGGCTTTCGGCCCAGCTCTCTTCAGGAAACACGCTAACCACTCGTGTGGCTAGATCATGGCGATGGAAGGCCAGCATGTAGTCCTCGATCTGTATCTCGATGGGATGCCCACATTCGGCGTCGATGTCGCGGCGAGGATCAATTTGCCGCCGGAGCCAGAGCTGCCGCTCCATAATGAGGTTTTGAACGAGGGCGTTCGTAACATGCGGACCGAACCGAGTCACAGGTGAACTCTTCGCAGTCATGGAAGAACTCTACTGGACTATGAAGACGGACGCAACCTAAATGTCGTGATGATGTATCGTATGAGAAACGTTCGTGGGAGTCACAGCCTTCGGCTCATCAGCGACCGCCGCAGTTTCGTTGAAACCCTTCGCAACCGCCTCCATCCTCGCTCTCTCGCGAGCAATCTTCAAGAGGACGAGATACCCCAGCAGATCATCAATAGTATCTTCGTGGAAGTCCTCACCGTTCCCTCTCATCAACCGGCTGAGCTTGTCATCGATCCTCACCTTGATGGCCTCGATCGAATCGGCCTTAGAGAAGATTCGTATGGGGTGAATCGCTGAGTCGCCGTAGCTCTGGTTCTTGGCGACGAGCATGTCGGAGATCCCATTGCATACCTTCCTGATGGCGATGTTCGTCGTATCGTGTGGTTGTATCTTGATCGTATCGTTGTTCATATTCGTATTCCTAACCTTCGTATCTTCCACAAAGCCATTCTTTCCAACTGGTGAACGCGCGACTTGTGAATTCCCATCTCTTTCGCTACCTCTGCCATGGTCCTGATTGCGTTGATCCCAAGCGGTCCTTTGAAATTACTCGCTCTTACCTCACCCGGCTGGAGTTTGTATCGCTGCCTCCTCTTCGCGCGATACCTCCGATTCGATGGGTAGTCGTAGAATCGTTTCATTTTGCTACTCACGCCTCCTCCTTCTGCGTCGGCGCAAGGGCGGCGTCGATCTGGGCGAGCAGCGTGCGGTTCGACTCGCGCTTGTTCGTCGCTAAATAATCGCGGGCGACTTCCAGTGCCGCACGCAGCCTGTCCCGCTCGGCGGTGAGGCGGGCGACGGTAGCTCGCATACACACCGGGCACTCGCCGCTGGTCAGTTCGCGCTCCTTGTCATTGTGGTGAATGCACGTCGATTGCCACGAGGCCATAGCGGTTTCTTTGATGCGGTCAAGTAGGGCGACGGCACGGTCCCGCTCCTGCGCGAGTGCGGCGGCGTGGGCTTCGCAGGCTTCTTTGACAACCTGCTCGACGGCGGACACGGACATGCCTTCCAGCGTCTTCTCGTCCCACGACAGCGTGCGTGCCGCCACCACCCACGGCGGCTCCAAATTGAGGGTGGCCTGCTTCATGGCGACAGGTTCATCACGGCAATTAAGTGGTCGCACTCTGCCACGTTCGCCGCGTTGAGTTCAACCCGCAGCTCTTTCGCGACTGCTGTGCAAGGCGCGATGGAGTTCTTATAGCGTGTGCGTAGCAGGCGACGGACTTTGCGGCGTAGCTTTAAGCGTGCGGCTCTACGCGCCTTGCGCTGTGCCCGTTTTGCTTCTCGCTGACGGTCTAATTCGCGCCATTCTTCCGCCGTGCGGGTGTTGTAAGCGATGTGGGGCTGTTGCGGTGGCCACGTTGAATTGCTGCCCAGCCCTGTAGCGATAAGTGCGGCTGCGGCCAGTCTGTCGGCTGTGCTCTGATACTTGATCTTTCTAGACGGTGCTGCCATTATGACTCTATTATCTGATGATGAAAAAATTGGGAATTGAGAGAAAAATCTGAGAATACGAACAATGATGATCTGTAAGAGAGAGAATTCTTTAATTGAGAGAAATCACCTGAGAAATTGAATTTTGACGACCGTCACCTTGACACCATGAATGAACCGATTGAGAAGATAGAAATGAATTTTGACGACCGTCATCTAGAGGGCATGGCCACGCTGCGCGGGAAGGCGCGGAGGCGTGAGAAGGACGCCGGGTGCGTTGCAAGCACAGTGCAAGCACAGTGCAAAAGGCGTTTTGCACAAATGCAAACGCGTTTGTGTGTGTAACCTGTTGTTATGCAACAGGTGAATAAATTAAGCTTCCGGCATGTAGCCTGCTATATGTTAAGCGTATGTCGGAAATGCAAAAACAAAAACACAGTAACAAAAACACTACTATGCACACACAAAACGCAACGCGCTACATAAGCGTAAACAGCACACAGGAGGCGCGCAAAACAGCGCGTTTTTTACGCAAGTTAGGATACACACATACGCGCTACACGCAAGCGCAACGCGGACGCAGCGCGTTTAGCTATTACACACGCGGCGCGGAGGTAGTTGCTATTGTGCATTAGTTTTGCGTTGCGTGTTGCACGCAAGCGCAATGCACGCAACGCAGCACTAACGCTGCAAAAACAAAAACGACAAAAACACAAAAACAGTATATGAAGAAAAACAAAAACAAAAACTCGAACCCCGTCACCCCCGCTGTCCTCGACGCCGCTCCTGCCGCTGTCCTCGACCAAGCGCCCCAAGCGCCGCTGTCCGACTCGGAGCAAGCCGCCGCTGTCGCACAGTTGCAGGAGGAAGTGCCTGCTGCCGCGCCGGAAGCACCCGCACCCGCGCCGGCTACACCCGCAGTAAGCAGCAAGCGCGACGCGTTTGGAGGGCGTTTGGGAACACGCATGTCCAACATTAACGTCGCCGTAATTAACGCCGGCGCAACCGGCGCAACAATCGCGGAAGTCGCCGCTGCCACTGGGGAATCCAAATCCTTAGTAAGCTCGCAGCTCTGCTGGATGGTTGCGCACAACAAAGGCGCTACCCGCACGCAGGAAACGGTAAACGGCAAAAAGCAATTCCGCTACTTCGCCGCCAACGCCTTGCTCGCCGTCAACAACTAAGTTTCTCGCCGCCGGCGCTTGCCTAACCCGCAAGCGCCGTAGGCGGTAAACATCAAACCAAAACGACAAAATGACAAAAATACTCATATCCTGCAAAAAGTGGCAGCTGGAGGCAGTCCGCCTCGCCCTCGACTGCAACCTCTACAAAACGACGGCGCTGTCCTACATGAATGTAGGTGAAGACCTCTACCTGCTCGAGGTCGCCAACAAACAAGAATGTGTGCTCTACGCGGAATGCCTCCGCTACATTTCCGGCTCAGATCCCGTCAACGGCCCTGAGTGGATCGAGCTCGCGGAAATGCTAGAAGACGCTGTGGCAGGGATTTGCAACGATTTCACCGCTTAACCCTCAACCCAAAACAAAACGACAAAATGACACCTGAAGAAATCATCCAACTGGCGAAGTTGCTGGTGAAATACCACAACTCGATCACCAAAGCCAACGCGAGCATATACGGCGAGAAGATGGACAAGGCGCTGTGCCAAGACACCTTCACCACGCTGTTCTGCCAGGGCTTTCGCCAATGCGACGAGCTGGGCAAGCTCCAAAAGGAGTTCGTCAAATGAGAGCGACAACCAAACTATTCGCCTACGACAAGGGCACCAAAACCTTCTTCCAGGAGATGTCTACGCTAGAGGGAAATGCCGACGAAAGCGACCCCTCTCGCAAGACGAAAGCGAGGAGTCTCGTGTTCCACCAGGTGTATCCAGACGCTTGCGACGAGGGAATGACGCTCGTTTCAGCACGCACTGGTGAGGAAGTTGACTACGTGGTAATTGAACAAGAACGAGCTGTTGACGGTGAACTGGAGTCATGGACTTTGGTGCCGACTAAACAGGCATTGAAGCGGGTGCCTAGAGCACGTGGAACGAAGATAATCATCTGGAACGACTAAACAACCAATACCTAATAAAGAAAGGATATCCCACCCATCGCGAGGTGGGATTTTCTGTGGATGGTGATAAGGTGAAGAACATGGGAAAGACTGCGGGGACGGCGAGCAAGCAGAGATTAGCAGATTCGGGTAGATTAGGTGATTTCGTTATTCGGGTCTTATCGGGGTTTCTTCTTTGTGTCCAGCTTTATTTTTCACTTTAGCATCTCCATTTGCCTATCCTTCTTCTTTTTTCTCCTCTACAATTTCAGCATCTGTCACCTCACCACTTGTCAATCTTTTCGGCTCGAGCTCTCGTTTTCTTCGAACCGCGTCCAATATCTTCCTTCTGGTTTCGAAGTCAAGCTCGAGGTCATCTAAATTCAATGCCGCATGGTGAATCGTCCCCGTATGTTCCACTTGCATCTTCTCGTTGTATCCCCTGTCGGCATTCTGTGTTCGGTTTGCGAATACTATCGCCCCTGGATAACCCTCATCTACCAATCTCATCAATGCCGTCTCAAAATAATCTTTCTTCGCCTCTTGCAATTCCTTCATTGCCATCTTAAAATTCACCTGTTCCTTCCAACGTTCAACTGTGTCTCGTGTCACCCCAGCCAAACGTGCAGATTTGCTTGTGTTCCAATTGGTTGACAACATCGCGTGGAGGAATATCTCTTGCCTCAATTCATTCGCGAGGTCTCCATTCATCACGTCCGGCACCTCATTTTCATCAGCCTCTAAATACCACTCCACCCGGTTCCACATCTTCCTTGCAGGCTTGCTCAATTTCCCTAACATGAATTCATTGAAGTCTGCCACTCTCTGTTTTCTCGCCTCAGCCACTTCATACACCGTCTTCACGTCTTCACGGTTCTTTCTCCACCAATTCAAAGTGTCTTGGGGCACGTCTAGCGTGGCAGACAAGGCGCCCAATTTCATGCCTCTCAGGAGACAATCATACAGTGTGAGAAGGAATTTGAGGTTAATCTTCTTATTCGCTTTCATAAGTCGTTTTTCACAGTAAGATGTCTTTCAGCAGTGTGCAAGTAGTGATTTCATTCGCAAAGCAATCGCATACAATTTGCATTGCAATTCGGCATAAATCGTTCACCACGAATCACGGTGAGCAAAATCCCTTAGCATATTTGCAAAATCAAAATCGGCATGAATCTTGCTCATACAAAGCAAGTTTGCAACGGTGCAAACGAAGCAGAGAATAAACAAAACGACAAAATGAAAACAGAACAAAACGACAAACTCAGCAAGGTGCAGGCTTTGCTAGTGCAGGCCCGCGAGGCGCTTGCCGCAGTGCAATGGAGCACCTCCGTTGTGCTTAACAAGAGCCCCCTCGAACACGACATAGTCTGTTTAGACTTCTATGTCAACAATGCCATCGGCCGCTGCGCCACCATCAACCGCACCGTCGGCAAACTCAAATAAGACATATGAAATTATTTGGACATTTCCAAGACTTAGTCAACGCCTACGTCGGCCCTTTCAAAAGTGAAAAGGCAGTCCGCGCCCACGCCAAGTGGTGCAAAGAAGTCAGAGGCGACGGTGGTGAACTTATCGAAATCGTCACTTCAGTGCCTGCTGGTGAATTCACAATTACTCCAGCCGAAGATAAAGCGCCAATCCTTAAGGTTGGTGACAAAGTCCACGTCACGTTTGAATCCGGCCACCGGATGAAGGGACGGGTGACTGAGGTTGTTGGTGAACTTTACTTTGCTGAATTTGGCAAAGGTGAATTCAAATTCACATCCAAAATCTACTGGAGCGCGTGGGGTAACAAAAAGCCGTCATGGAAGGAGAACGCACACTGATATGGAACTTCAAGACCTAGTCGAGATTGTGCGAGAGTTGGATGCACAGCAATTTGAAGAGCTGGTGCGTGCAATGTCCGCACAGTGTAGAGAGACAGCCGAGCACATGGAAGGTGACGGCAACGACAGCGGTGCGTGGCGCAAGGCTGCAGACGGGCTTGCAGACACGGCATATTGGCTGAGCAGGCGCAGTGGAAACTAAGGAAATCTATGAAGACATATAGCGCAAAACACGACGAAGACATCGAAATCCCAACATTGCAAGAAGACGATGACGGCAATGTGAAGGTGACGACGATTGAAGACATGCTCCTGCTAGTGCAGAGCATGGGTTACGAAGACATCGCTGAGTTCGAGGAAGACACCACGGTAAAGGTAAATGAATTGATTGGAAAGTGGTGGAACCTGTGCCGGGACGACGTGAACATAATTGATAAGGAATGATATGAAAGACTCAAAACTGTTTGGTAGGATTGGCAAGCGCGACGATGTTGTGCGTGCCAGCCGAGAAGTAAAGAAGGCTGGGGGTGTCGTCACCGAAAACCGAGACGCACAAACCACAGTCGCGACAAACCCACTTGATGGCGCTACCATATTCAAGGCTCTTCACAAGGGCAACGGTATTTGGCTCATCATGTATTCAACAGACTACTACCCAAAAACATGAAACTGAAACAAGAGGCGAAGAAGTTGAGACGGAAGCACTACATCGGCACCGAATGGACGAAGGAATTCGGCAACGTCCGGCTCTACCGATTTGACACAGTCGAGGAAAGTCAACATTTTCTCGACGTCGTAGGTGGTGCTCCCATCACCACAGGACTGAAAGGTTTTACCGTCGCAGTCAGCAAGTAAGCAATATGAAAACAATCAAACTTAGCGGCAAACCCTACCAGCACGTCGTCGTAGTTGAAGGACACTCCTACGAACGATTTGGTGACGGGGTCAGGTTCAAACGCACCTACAAAGGAACTGACTTGGTGAAGGTCCTGACACGAGTCTGCGAGAAACATTTCTACGGACTTGACGACGACTATGAAGAGGGAGTTCCTTGGACGCCCGAACTTATCTTGAAAGAGATCGAGGAGAGGAATGGTGACGGTTGCGACAGCATCAGCAAACTCACTGTCAACGGTGAGGTGAAAATCGAGATGGAAACGATTGACGAAGGAGAAGAGGAAGTCGAATGAACAAGAATACCGCAGCACGGCGAGGCTACGAACACACTGGGCACTTCGCCTGGGGGTATGAACGTGAGACGCTAAAGCCGAAACTTGAGGAATACCGCAAGGCAGGATACAAGGCGATCATCGTCTCAATTCCTCCCGATCCTCTCAGCCGAGGACACCACGGGACATCCTACGCCATCATGGTTGAGCCGAGATACGCTGTGGACCAGCGCGTCAAGGCTGCGAAAGCAGAAATCGACCGCTACGAGGACAGCATCTCTCGCATCCTAGAGCACCATCTTGGAAATGCCCTTAAGGAAGTAGAGAAAACGCGAGAGAAACAGAGAGAGAACGCGAGATGGCTAGCTAATAACGGACATGCCAGCGACGAGGTCAAAGAAATCCTATCCCAAGCGGAGAAAACCGCCGAAGAGCAGGCTTTCAGCAACCATCTCGAACTAATCGAAAAGGTGAGAGAAATCTTAGAAGAGATTGGAGGCAGCATATGAGCGACACTGACAAAGAGTTTTGGGACGCAATGGACAGCCGCGACAACGAGATTGCCAAGCAGCAGGCTGAGGTTTATCGCCTCTGTGGCATTCCTGAAGGAACTGAGGTGATAGACTACGACGGTGAAGATGAACTGCCAAAAACCGGCGTAGTGGTCGACTGCACTCAACACGAAGAGTTCTGTGTGCTCTACGTTGACGGAGTCGAAGTCGCTCAGTTCGCCGTTAGCTGTCGAGGTAGCTTGTGGATATTTGATGCTGTCGTTTGGGCGACAGGGAAATGCTACAAGGCGACCGACGAGAAGCCCAGCTTGCGCGAGGTGAAGACGGTAGACACGAACGACAAAGAAATTGGAGCGTGGTTTTTCACATGAATCATCTTATCAACATCGACTCCTATCAACTCGCCAAAGCAGGACTAATCCTATTCAGCCTGCTGTGGCTAGCACTCATCATCTTATGAAGACAAACCTACGCAAATTGAGCACTCGTCAACTGACAAAACTCGCCATTCAAACCGGCGTGCTTCTCCCTTACATGACAGACAAAGAGAAGGTTGATGCCATCGCCAACTGGGCCGCAGGTTACAGTTTGAATTGGCAAGACTTCACCTCGCGATTCCCTTGGTTGGGAGAACCATTCGCCTAATAGATTATGTATAACATAACAGCACAGCAAATTGAAGCCGAGAAGAAACTCAAAAAGGAAGGATTCCGATTCTCGAATTGGATCTCCGCGCAAGAAGAAAACCCCGAACTGGGGTGCATGGTTATGAAACGAAAGCCGAACAAGTTCACGACAGAGTATCGCGAGATTTCGCCAGACGGGAGCGTGAACTGACTCAGATTCGGCACACAACCTGCTTATTTAATATCAGTTGCAATAATGCAAAACGACAAACATGAAAATCATCATCAAAGTAGGTAAGGATCACTTCGTCAAGGAGTATGACGTCCTTAAGGATGCGGTGATATTCACTCGTAACGAAAGTGAAGCACTCGTGTTCAAATCCGAGGCAAGCGTCAACCACTGGCTCGACCAATATGCCAATTGTGGAACGGGTCTCAACTGGGGACAGGACATCAAACTGAGGAAGTTCGTATGAACGAAGAATACCAAAAGGCTCTCGACCTGCTCGAACAAATCGAGCGCACCGCCAAGCGGGCCGCCGGGCTGACGAGCAAGGACACACCATCGCACGCACAAAAGATCCGGAATCTCAAACTGCTTGAGATTGTCGACTACTTGGAGAAACTGTGTGAAAAATCTGGCTAAGAATATGACAAAGATAAACGAAATCATCGAGAGGATGAAATGCTGCCGGCCCGAAGACAAACCGGCGCTGGAAGCGATCCCCGCACAGGACAGTGGGTGCATCAAATTCAATGACGACTTTGCAAACCGCGCAGCGGACCTGATACTGGGAGCTGACGCGGATCAATTTGAAGAATTGGTGAGGGCTTTAGCAGGATTTAGCGGCTTATATGCTACCGACTGCGGTGATGACGCCTATGCCCAAGCAGCCACGCACCTCTTCAAAGCAGCCACAGCACTACGTGGCAGGATGGGAAACTAGATATGACAACACAAGAGATAATTGAAAAGATTCTAACGATGTCCGCCGATGAAATTGAGGAAGTTCTCAAAGCGGTGATAGATGTCACCTCCGAAGCCGCCGGCGAGGCTGTTGATCCGCAAGACGGACAGGCATTTGGTGAATGCACGTTGGCACTGAGGAAAGCGATTAAACATTTGGAGAAACGAACCAAGTAAGGACAAAAATGACAACGAAACAAATCAGAGAGGCACTAGATGGTGTGGTAGACACACTAGGCAAGAACAAGGCGGGAAACTACGTAGCACGCCGCGGATTCTTTTACACAAACGGCGGCACGGCGGACAAGTTCGCCGAGGAAATCAAACGACAGATTCCGGCGGCTAACATCCTCAACACTTGGGAGAGGTGGACGGCGTTCAGGGGTGGTGCGAGCACTGCCAACCAGTCACACTGGGGAGTTGAATTTGAGGTATCTGAGATTTTGGTGGAGAGGTTCGACTCCACCAACAAAGCGGTATCCTAATCGATGCCGCCTGCGGCGCTGGTTCCTTTGTCGTTTCCGGCGCCGCAGTAGGCAGGGATTAGCCTGTAACAAACCAAGAAAGACATGAAGACCAAGACGAAGAAAGTGCTCATACCAAAAGTCACATCAATTGGTGACTTGTTCCACCGTGCCGCAACAGATCCTCGCTATGCAGAGCTGGCGATGATCAGCGCGTCAAACCTCGGTGGAACCTGCAAGGACCTCAAAGAGGCAAGGCAATGGCTTAATTGCAATGCAATGGAGAGTGACAGCGAGCAGGGGGTGGTGGACGAGATCAACTTCTGCCGAGACCTTGTGAAGTAGTCAACCTGTTTTGCAACCGCAGTGCAAAACATTGCGGTTGCAAACACCACCAATGAATTCATTTGCAAAACCGCAATAAAACACGTTCGGCATGAATCTTGCTCATACAAACTAGCTTTGCAATTATGCAAGGCGAAAAACAGAAAGAAACGACAAATGAGACGACGAAAATTAACACCGCAAGAGCAGGCAACTGAAAATGCCAATGCTCAAGCCCGCGCCAAGGAACGCGCCGCAGCAGAGGCCCAGCGCAAACTCGAACGAAGAGAGAGATGCGTGAAGGAAGTGAGCGAATTGATGGAGAAGGCGAGAATCCTCTCCAACTGGCCCTTGACCGAAGAAGGTGAAGAAGCCTCGAAAATCCAATACGTCATGAGAGACATCGGCAGGACCTGGTTCGGTCTGCACGAAGAATTGATTGAACGTCAAGTCGAGTTCATGGCACGCCCCGCCAACTACTTCGAGTGGGCCGAGAAAGACATGATAAATGCCTGCAAGCGAGAAATCCTTGACAGCATTCTCTACCTGCTCAGCGAAGAAGGTCAAGAAGGTCAAAACATCCAGCCTAGCTTGAGACTGGTAGATATCTTGTCCGAGATTGCCGAGAGACTAACAGATGCCCTACTCAACAATGAGGACCGGCCCACATCCACAAACGTGGCACATAACGCCACGATGATTGCGAAGAAGGAAGCTCAATCCTACATGCTACGCTGGCACTTGAACGGTTGGCTGCGGCTGCTCAAACCCGTCTACAAAGTCACATGAAAATGGATTACGAAGACCAGAAGACTCTCGCCAAGATCGCCCGAGACCGGCGATACGTGAGAGGCTGGGCCGGAGGAGACGATCATCCATTCCAAGGTCCTGATGGTTACTCAGGATATACGGTGACTGACGCCCGCTGTCACATGACTCGCATCAAGCAGCAGATCGAAGAGAAGTATGGAATCACTCACACTCCCTCACCTGCAACACTCAAGCGGCAGCAGGAGGAGTGGATACGGAACCGTGACAAGCGAGCGAAGATCGATGCGAAGGTGAGAGAGGCCTTCCCACTCCTGAAGAAAGCCTACCACGTGATTTGTGTCAACCAATGGGATGGACGCAAAGCCATGAGGCGAATCGTGAAGCGAATGGGCTTCGAGAACATCAGCGCGGCTTGCGCCTACCGGGCCCAAGCCAACAAGCTGAAAGACAGACTCCTGAGAAAGGCCGGATTGAGAGTCCGTTGGTAGATAATACAGAAAGGAAAACGACAATGAAAGTATCTGACGAAATCATAGAGAAGCTGACAAAGATTCTCAGGCTGGCGACCGACCGGGCCGCACAGCCTGGTGAGGTTGAGGCCGCGATGGCCAAAGCGCGAGAGATGGCAATGCGTCACAGCATCGACCTCGCCTCGGTGAACCTGAACCCGGACACCAAGGTAGAAGGTGGGATCCAAGTTGAGAAGAACTCAACACTGAAGACACGATCGAAATACAAGCAACCCTACCACTACTGGGTCTTCGCCGTTCTCCAAGAAGTCTTCGAGGTGAAGGTTATCATCTCAGAATGCAGTGACTACAACGGCGGGAAGGTCATCAGTGCGATTCACATCATCGGCGAAGCATTAGACGTTGCCATTGCTTGCGCGATTTATCCTTTCCTTGAGAAGGTGTTCCCTGCTACGCTGTCACGCGCCGTATCGGCTGGCACGCTAACATACTGCGCCGCCCATACCAACGGATGCTACCGCGGAATCCATTGGGGCATCATCGAAGCGAACAGGCGAGAAAGGGAAAAGTTCAAACCCGAAGAGCAGCAGACCCTCGCAATGGTAGTCAGGAAGAAAGAAGAGGTTGTCCAGGCTGCGATGCACGAGATGTTCCCAGCTATAAAGAAGCGCGAGGAGTTGGAGGCGAAGAAGAAAGAAGAAGGAAAGGAAAAGAAAGCTCGCAGGGTGCAGATGAGTTGGGAGGCTGTGAGCTACGGGCACCAAGAAGGGAAAAAGATCAACCTCAAGCAGGTGAAATCATGAAACAAGAAACTGAAATTGCTCTGTTTGAGAGGCTCTCAGAGCACCACAAGCTCGGCTCGTTCAAGGTGAGGAAGAACGAGAAAGAGTCAAATGAACTCCACACCTGGTGGGACATCGGCCCGCTGGACAAGGAAGGGAAACTGATCGAGACATTCTACGTCGTCGAAGACAAGGGAGAGAAATGGTTCGAAGCATTCCTTTGGGTCCAATACCCAGGCAACCGCGATGAACCCCCAAGCATGGACGAGAAGAGAATTGGAGATACCTATGCCTCCCTAGGCTGGGCTTTGCGCTCCATCCTCCTTGAAAACCTCAATCAATTCATCGAGGAAGGCAATGAAGAGGCCTACTACGCAGAGATAGAAAAGGACTTATGACATCGAAACAATTCTTCGACACGCTAGAGTTTCACGAGTATGAATTCGTCAAGTGGGAAGGTGTGGTAGAGGCCATTGTCGCCAAAGACGGGAAAGAATTCTCCGCGAGACAAGACACAGCCTACCACTTGGAGGGGCTGCCACAGTCTATCGTCATCCATTCTCTACCGCGCGAGAACGAACCTGTGCCGCCCGTTCAGATCATCCAAGAGAAAGATTTCTTCAGACGAGGCATGCAACGTGCCGAATCTCCTTCAGTTCAGCCTCAGAAGCCTCACCAGGATCCTTCGCAGAGATAACCAGGTTAGTCGTTTCTCCTGGGAAGCACGCGAGTTGTTCACACAGCTCGCGTGCCTTGCTTTGTGCTTCCTTCGATGAGTCGAAGCAGATGAATCTCCGAGGGATCTGAGCGAGCTGCTTTACCTGCGCCGTGGTGAAGGTAGTCCCTAAAAGAGCTCCCGCTCCCGGCCCTATCTTCCAGACATCAACCGGGCCCTCTACGACGACGATGGTGTGAGTGCAGTAGTCTAGGCCGTAGATGAAATCTTTTGGATTCTGTGCCATCTCTGCGGGAGCCGAGATGTATCTCAACGAGACACGATTACCTATCGCCCGAGTCGTCCAGCTGACAAGAACCCCACGATAGGTGATAGGGATGAAAAGTCTCCAAGATAGTTTCGCTGCGAGCGCGATTCCTCTTACTCCCCACACCTGAGAGATCTCTTCAGGATCCAACCCACGAGAACGCAAATATCTCTTGTGCGGACCGCCGATCGGCACGATCCCGGCAGGTTCCTGCGTTGAGATTCGCGTTCTCTCGCGTTTGATTGCTGGTCCTGCGTGCTTATACTGTGCAAGTAGAGAGAACGCAATCTGACGTGGAATGCCCAAGGCCTCTAAGGTCTGCCAAGCCGAGTGACCTCCGCAGCGCCAGCAATTACACCACTTCGTCTGGAGATTCCAACCTAGGTGGTAATTCGTGCTCAAGCAGAAGGGACATCGCTGGATCTGTAACCAACCAGGTCTCGCATGATGATGACCAGATTTGAGATGGCTGATGCCTAAGTCGTCTAGAATCTCTTCAATTGTCATAAAGGAATAGGCCCGGGAAGGTCAAGTTATGCAAAACCCCTTCCCGGGCCCAACCCGGAGGATGACAGGTGTGATACCGAGACCCGTCATCTCCAAGACTATTATCTTCATGTGCTACACTTTGCAATGCGTCCACGTTGCATTATTATATCTGCAAACGAGACGGTGAGCGACACTCATTGACTCTCAATGCTTCTTACGCTGAATGAAATCGGCATGAATCTTGCTCATAAAAGTCAGTTGCAAACATGCAAAACAAAACGACATAGAAAAGAAAAGATATGCCAAAGAATCGACAAACCACTTGCACCTGGAAGGACTGGTGCGCCGGAACCACAAGCGACGGAACCAAAGCTGTCGCCGGTCCGTTCAGAGTCATCAACGGAAAGCACTACGAAGGTGAAATTTACGGGAAAGAGTTCAAGAACAGCGACGAAGCCTTCGCCGAGATGCACGCTCGCGGCTACACCCAAATCTACTACCCACGAAGCAGCGTCGTAGAGGGATGCTTCAAGGGGCTCGAGTGCCAAGAGCGACAAGCGAAGTTCGACGCACTCTACCGGCTGTGGAAGTGGCGCAAGCGAAACGGGTATTGCGCTCATTGCACCGACCTCCTGGAGAAGGAAATCGTCAAGCTCGCCGAGAAGGTCGGCATCTTCCACCCTTGCACGAAACAGTTCAGGAAGGAAAAACCGATCAAGGGAAGGACGAAGAAGGTATGAACATCTACACAATCACCGTCCACGCGGTGGGTTACACGACAGTCCAGTTCGACGTCACAGCCCGCAGCCTAGCAGAAGCTCGCAAGCAAGAATACAATGCGGTTTCCATGTGGCTGAAAGAAAATGACGTTGATGAAGACACACGAGGGTTGGCGTTCGTCAAAACAACACGGTGGAAGGGGCCCATCGCCGGAGCCATCCGCAGCGGCCACATCACTCGATGAAAACAGGAGAACGAATTTGGAAGCTATACGGTTCCTACGAGTGCGTAGTGAAGGTGAAGGGGGCTCTTTACCGAACCCATTCAGCCTTCTGTCAAAAAACCCTCGGTTACAAGCTCACCGGATCTTGGAATCCTCGCCGTCGTGGAATTGAGGATGGTCACCAACTGAGTGCTTGGCTTCAAAGCCTGCCGTGGTTGGAAGGAAAGGAATATAGATGAACCCTTTCTTCAACCCGGACGACTGCCCGTTCGAGGTCTTAGGATTTAGGGAAGACCTGATGGACGCGGTGACGGGAGCGATGCTCGGCACGAGAGAGATCACCGAGCCGGATCGCCCGCTCGGATCAAATGGGATGAAAGAATATATCATCACCGAGACGATTGTGTTGATGAAAGGTCACAAAGAATTTACGTTGAAGGCGAGCCCACAGAGGCCTCGACGTGTAGTGGGAATGATTCAAATACTCTGCGGAAGAACCAAAAGGAAAAACGATGAAAGAAGAGAAAACATGGACTAAGAAGAGATTCGAGGTTCACCACAGTGGAGACAAGACCACCTGGTATCGGCTTGGTATGCTGGGATATCCCAACCTTCAAGATGCCAAAGTCGCCTACGAAAAAGCCAAGAAGGAATTCAGGTATCTCCGGCTTGTCAAAGTAGAGCTGAACTACGAACTCCTCGAAACAGGAACCACAGCTGAGACCGGGCCAGAGAAGAGAGCGAAGATCGTCGCTCAAGCGCAGGCATTATTCAAAGACAGCCCGTCGGTTCACGTCTACGAAGGATCGTCAATCAGCTTTGGAGAGAAGGTTGAGATGAGTCCCTCCTACGTGATGGTCGAAGCGCGTCAGGACGTCCTTGCCGGTAAAGCACCAAAACGCATCAACTTCCCCAAAGATGATGCAGGCAAGGATGAATACATCAAACTCCATAAGGAGTGGGGAACCAAGGCTCACAACCTCGACGACATCCTTGCCGAAGAGATCAAGAAACGACTCACCGCAGCGGGTATCAGCTTCCGACACGGTAGGCAATACGGGTGGAACGTCTTCCGTCTCGCTTAAAAGAAACACTTGCAAACCTAGTGGCCCACACTATACTCGATCTGTCATGCAAAACCATATGAACCACATGCCTGCCGTCAATCCAGAAGAGGAATTTCCCAAGGTGGAAAAGATGCTTTACAACCTTGCTTGGAAATTCACAAACACCTACCCAATCGACTTCGAAGAGGCTAAGCGAGAGGCTTACTATGCCTTCGTCCGCGCCTGCTACGATTACAACCCTGCCCGAGAAACGAAGTTTTCGTCTTGGGCCTACACCTGGGTATGGTGCCACTTGAAGACTCTCATTACCAAGCGGACAACGGATCCGCTCACCTTCATCGAAGTGAAGGAGGAGATCTTCGGTGAAGCGGCTCCAGAGCGAAGCCCAACGCTGGACATGATTGATGACTTGTCCGAGGACGCGAAGGAGATCATCGGGCTCTTGCTCGAGACACCAGGCGAGCTGATAGGCTCGAAGATGACGCCGCGTCAGTTCCTTTACAAAGTGAAGGAGATCCTGGTGCGTGGTGGCAAGCCCAAGGAAAGGGTCGACAAGGCCCACAAAGAGATTTGCGAGAAATTCCAAGCAGCCTGGGCATGACAATTGAAAGAGACAAAACTTAGACCGTTTCAGATAGAAGGGGTCCAGCAGATCTACCACTTCAAAGGTCGCACTCTGCTGGCGGATGAAATGGGCCTGGGCAAGACGATCCAGGCACTCTACTGGGTGAAGAAGATCCCTAAGAGGAGACCTGTCGTCATCGTCACGCCGGCGAGTGTGAAATATGTCTGGCAGAGTGAGGCTGCTCTTCACTTCGGCATGAGAACCGAAGTCCTTGAAGGGCATCACAGAGGTGAGCGAACCCAACTCATCCCTGAAGAGATCATCATCGTCAACTACGACATTCTTCGCTCTTGGTTGCCGTCCTTGATGAAAGCCAAACCGCAGTGCGTGATCTTGGATGAGTGCCACTACATCAAGAACCCCAGTGCCATGCGAACCAAAGCCGCGCTGAAGCTGGCGAAGAAGGCCTCTTCAGTGCTGGGCCTCAGCGGCACTCCCCTCACCAATCGGCCGATCGAATTGTGGACGATCCTGAAAGCAATCAAACCTGATTTGTTCCCTTCCAGAGAAGAGTATGCTTGGCGCTATTGCAAGCCGAGATGGACGAGGTGGGGCTGGCTCTACGATGGTGCAGTAAGGATGCCAGAGCTCCACGCGATCTTGCGTCGATCTTGCATGATTCGACGCTTGAAAAAGGATGTCCTAGCAGAACTGCCCAATAAAACACGATGCATGGTCCCCTTCAAGCTCAAGTCTTATGAAGAGTATGACCAAGCCGAGAACGACTTCCTGCTCTGGCTCAGACGAATCAGTCCACAGAGAGCGGTGCGAGCCAAGCGAGCCGAAGCACTAGCGAAGATGGGCTACCTGATACGACTCGCAGCAAGGTTGAAGCTGGTGTGGACCGAGCGTTGGATTGAAGAGTTCTATGAATCCCATCCCGGCGAGAAACTCGTTGCGTTGACGTGCTGGACGTTCGTCATAGATCATTTGAAACAGAAGTTCGGCAATCGCGCCGTCATCATCGACGGTCGGGTGACTGGAAGGAAACGAGAGGAGACTCGTAGATGCTTTCAATCCAACCGAAGAGTCGATTTGCTTCTCGGCAACTGGCGAGCGGCAGGGGTAGGTATCACACTCACAGCGGCATCCAACGCGGCGGCACTGGACCTTCCATGGACACCAGGAGACTTGCTTCAGGGAGAAGATCGCATTCATCGCATTGGACAGAAGAAGAAGGTCATGATCCATTACCTGATGGCCTTGGACACCATCGAGGAGAAGCAAGTCACCATCCTTAAGAAGAAGACGAAGATTCTCGACGCGATCTTAGACGGCAAGAAATACACCGGTCAGTTGAATATGTTCGACGAGTTGATTGAAAGGATGGCCGCGTGAAGGATGTCCTCCTAGTTCAAGGTCTTCCAGAAGGGGTGAAGAGCTCATTCAAAGCCGCTTGCGCCCGGCGAGGCAAGACAATGAAATCTGTCATCTTGAAGCTCATGCAGGACTTTGTAAAGCGTCAGAAAGATAATAACTCGTGAGAATCGTCTCCATCAAACTGGTGAATTTCCAGGCGCATGACGAGCTCGTCATAGAGCTTGATCCTCGCATCACGACGATCAAAGGACCGACCGATGTGGGGAAGTCTTCAGTGCTTCGGGCCCTACGGTGGCTGTGCTTGAATGACATCGCAGGTGAAGCTTTCATCAAAGAAGGCGAGAAGAAGACAGTCATCAAGCTGACAGTCGAAGAGGAAGGGAACCCAGGTCAGTGGTCTATCAAACGAGTCAGAGGAACGGGCGGAAGCGTCAACACCTACGAGTTAGACGGCGAGGAATTCAAAGCCTTTGGTTCCGGCGTGCCGAAGCAGATTCGCGATGTCCTCCATCTCAACGAAATCAATTTCCAAGCACAGCATGACAGTCCCTTCTGGTTCAACGAGACGGCCGGCGAGGTATCTCGTCGTCTCAATTCAGTCATCGACCTCAGCGTCATCGACGATGTGCTCGGCAACATAGCATCAGAAGTGAGAAGGTCTCAAGAGAGAATCGACCTCACCAACGAGCGTCTCACCGAAGCGAAAGAAGAGTATGAGAAGCTCAAGCCGATGGAGGGTAGGATTGACGACTTTCAATACCTCAAGCTCGATCTCGAGATCCTGACTACTGCTGAGGAACGATTCACCAGGCTCAGCAGTCTCATCACCAGAGTGAGAGAAGTGAAGACCCGCATCACCGAGTTTGAAGAGAAGCACGAGGAAGGGAAGGAAGTCGTCAGGTTGGGGAGTGATGCTATTGCATTCGACAACTCGGCTGACTCTCTGAGAGATCTTATCAAGGACATTCAAGCCTTGCAGAAGGTGAAAGCCCCACCTCCCTTCGATTCTGTCACGACTGCTTACGATGAGTGGCAGACTGCGAATGCGAAAGTCACCAACCTGCGCTTCATCTATATCCGTCTCGTTGATGCTCACAATGCCGAGTCAAGTTGGAAAGAGAAGCTTCGGCTCGCCGAGAACAAGTTTCACAAAGAAGTCAAAGGAAAGGAATGTCCGCTGTGCCATCAGCCACTCCCATCGCAATAGCCATCTCCGACCTTCACCTCTCGCTCTTGCAGCCTGCTTGCCGGGCCGACAAGGACTGGATGGCAGTGCAAGCGGGCTACCTCGATCAGGTGAAGAAGATGGCCGATGAGCTTCGCGTTCCCGTTTTGTGTGCCGGGGATGTTTTTGATCGATGGAACGCGCCACCAGAGCTCATCAACTTCGCTCTCAAACACTTGCCGGATGGAATGATCTGTGTGCCAGGCCAGCACGATCTTCCAAATCATCGTGTAGATCAGATCCATCGCAGTGGTTATGGTGTGCTCAAGCAAGTGGGCAAGATCGTGGACATCAACGAAGAATATTCTCCGAATAGAGGAACGAAGTGGGTGTTCATCATTTCTGGGTTTGGCTGGGGGAGGGAGATCAAATCACCACCGAAAGTAGATGAGGTTTACACGGAGTCAAACTTCCCTCAAATAGCTCTCATCCATCGCTATTGCTGGACCGAATTCCATTCCTACCCCGGCGCACCTGAAGATTCAAATCTCAGCAAGTTTGCAAAGTCCCTCAAAGGCTACGACGTCGCTATCTTCGGCGACAATCACAAGGGCTTCCTGAGCGAGTTGAAGTCAGGAACGACTGTGCTCAATGTCGGCGGATTCATCCGTCGCAAGTCTGACGAAGTCGGTTACAATCCCAGCGTGGGCATCATCTATTCAGACGGCACAGTGAAGCGTCGCAAGCTAGACACGTCGGCCGATGTCTTCCATGAAGAGATTGCCGGGCGTGAAGAAGTCCCGTTGAACATGAAAGAGTTTATCGACGGGCTAGAGGGACTCGGCGAGCACGGGCTGAACTTCAGAGAGGCCGTTGAAAACCATCTGCGAGATGAAGAACTGACACCTGCTGTGAAGCAGATCATACGATCATGCCTAGAGCAACCAAAGTAATACCGGCGGGATATGTTTGCGTCACCAACAATGGTGAAACCTACATCCAACCCGATGATTTCGTGGACAAAGGGAAGAGGATCTTCTACATCGAGTGTGAAGACCTCACCGTCCAAGTCAACAGCAACCTGGACGCGGCGATGAGAGTGTGGGTGTTGGTGGGTCAGCCCAAAGTCTTCTCAGTTGGAACTGTGGGATGAGGAACTGGTGTCAACATATTCAGTGGGGTTCACCGATGGACCAGCCGAAGGGGGGTTGGGTTATCTTCTTAGAGCAAACCATCCCACAAGTAATTGTCATTCCCAGGACATGGAAAGTCTGCCCGATCTGCCAAGCCGAGCGCCCAACCAAAGAGAATGTCAGGGCAGCAAGACTGAGACACAGAATGGACAATGACGGATGAAACCTACTCATTGTGCCACCCTCGGAAACAAGCAAGACGTGACTGCTTGGCAGTTCAGTCACACGGCTCCCATCCCTGTCTGGGTGGCGAGGAAGTTTCACCAAGTCTCAGATAAGAAGGGATGGACTGCGATAGATCTGTATGGGAAGGTGATAGAGGCGAATGAAGGCGATTGGGTGGTGGCACCCAACGTGGGAACTTGCTTCGTCCTCACCGACAAAGAATTCAACGAGTGTTTCAAACCTCTAATACCATGAATCCCATCTTCGCCGGCATTCTCATCGTAGGAATCTGCCTCATAGGCATCCTCTGCTGTCATGTTATGATTGGATTGGCGAAGCTGGAGATGAGAATCGTCAAACTTGAAGCAATGATAGAGCATATCACAGGAAAGAAACCATGAAGCAGTTGATAGAATTCATAGAATCCCCCGCAGGGATCTTTGTGATAGGCACGACCCTCATCGTGATAGGCACGATCGTTGATTTGATGAAACTGAAGAAAAAGAAATGACCCCTGGGAACTGGGATCTACCACAAGGACGTATGAGCGAAGTGATAAATGAAGAAACATATCGGCGTCTCAAGCGAGATGTAGAGAACGCGAAGACTGAAGCCGATCGAGCGAAGGGTGCTCTCACGACTATCACAGCCCAGCTGGAAGAGGAATTCGGAGTCGACAATCTGAAGGAGGCCAAGGAAGCTCTCGCCGAGCTAGAAGCCAAGCGCGACAAAGCCAAAGAGAAGTTCGACACCGCACTGAAAGACTATCAGAAGAAATGGTCACCTGAATAGTCGCAAAGCGGCCGCGTTGCAAGGACAATGCGGTTTGCAAGTTTAAGAATCAATTCGTTCACCACTACATTGCGGATCAACACTTTACGCTCTCTCTGAGTTCGGCATGAGTCTTGCTCATATAAGTCCAGTTGCATGTTTGCAACAAGTAATAAGAACAAACAGAAAGACGCAAAGAACGTCAGGAAGATAATAGAACGAGATATGAATACCACAATCATACAAACGCAAGGGGTCGAGGCAACCGCGCTCGACGAAACCATCAAGAATGCGGATCTCAACTGGGAGCCGATCGCCGATACCATCACAGGAGGGGACAGCGGAGTCATCATGCCCGGCAAGAAACTCCTCTACCGCAGCGACACCAAAGCACCTCTCGGAGTCGTGGGCGCGGACTACGAGCCCTCCAATCCGAGGGACTTCATCAACAGGCAGTATGCCCTTGCTGAGTCGATGGGCGGGAAGGTCGTCCGCGCCGGGTTCCTCGAAGAGAGGGCGAGGGCTTTCGCCTTCGTGCAGATCGGCGAGAAGATCGAGATCCCCCGCGGCAAGCGCAAAGTGGGCGATCCGGTGCAGGCCTACATCTACTCCACCGATGGGTGGGACGGTGGGACGCCCGTTCGCAGCCGCTTGTTCATCGAGCGCCTCAAATGCGCGAACGGGATGACCAGCCGCGAGATTCACGCGAAGCTTTGGATCTCTCACACGTCCGGCATGAGCAAGCGGGCCGAACCGCGGCACGCGACATTCCAGGGCGAAGTCACCAAGATGGTCGACGCCATCCGCGTCGAATTCACCAAGCTGGCGCAAGCCCGCATGACGGTCGAAGAGGCGAAAGCATTCGTCGAGAAGCTCATCCCCGGTGAAGCGACGATGTCAGTCAACCGCCGCACAAAGATCCTCGGCTTGTTCGAGACCGGCGTAGGTAATCAGGCAGCGACCCGATGGGACGCCTACAATGCGGTGACAGAGTTCATCACGCATCACCGGACCTACCGGACGACGGAGGTCACCAGCATTGAAACCAACCGGTTCCTGGGGGTTCTCGAAACCGACACACTCGGACGACAGGCGCTGAATCTGCTGCTGAATTAACAGATCATAATGCAACGCGGGCCGGCCAACCCGGCCCGCATTCTAAACAATATGAATAATTCAATAGGTCGACGAGAGAACCGGATCCTCCGCGAGCTCCCTGTGAAAGAGATGAAAGCAGATGAGTGTCGCCGGATGTTGGTTCACCATCACGGGAAGGCTCTTCACCCGATGCGCCGCAAGGCTTACTTGCTCAAGGCTCACCCCGGCAAGGAAATGGCTTACTTCAAAGCAGGTGAAATCTCTGTCATCGAGCGTGCTATTGAGGAGGGCATATGAGTCCTGTAGCATCTGGAATCATGTTTGCGATGGTGCTCGTGATGTGTGGAGCGATCTACCTCCTTCCAACTATCATTGCACACTGTCGCAACCACAGGCAAGAGGGCCCGATCTGCGTCATCAACATGCTGCTCGGCTGGACGTTCCTAGCATGGGTGGGATGCCTAGCTTGGTCACTCTCGTCAGACGTGAAAGAACAATGCAGGCGAAAACCTCCCATTATATGAAAAACCCACCCAAAGGATATCGAATCATCACCGAAGGTCAAATTGAACAAGGTGACCTGCTGTGGGAGGAACTGGGAGGATGGGGCCCGGCAATAGGAGGAGAGATTGGCACCCCCCGTCAAGGCATACAAAGGGGTTGCGAGGAGGCAGAAGTGAAGCTCATCACAATCCCAATCACGTGGCTCCAGCGTATGAGTGACGCCACTATAATAAGCCTGAAAACAATTCACCGAACCGAAAGCAATCTCACAGTCGAGGTGGATGACTCAACCTACCGCGACTGGCGCCGTCGCTTGCAACGTGAGAACAACCTGAAAACATCATGAATGTAATCGTCACACTCAACAACGGGCAAGTCATCACAGTCGAGAAGGTCGAACAAGTTCACGTCAGCGGCCACGGCACGATGATCTGGATCAAGGGATCCGTCGATCCTCTCGTCTACGTCGCTGCCGACGTCAAATGCGCGGAGACGAGATTCAACGAGCAAGCCCCACGAATTGAGTTCGAATGAAAGTCTTCCCAATACACTCATTCAAGGGCAAGGAGTATTCCCTACCCTACTACCTGCCTGAGCGCAAGAGCCACAAGTGCAGCATCACGATTGACTTCAAGAAGCCTGGTACCACACTGCCCGTCGTCTCGATGAGAAATTCTCTCTTCATGGGACTGCCGATGGTATCTCTCAAAGTAGACCGCCCGCTAGGGATTCACACCCTCAAGCAGGAAGGGATGGGCACGTGGATGACGTCTATGCCACAAGAGATCGAACAGCACTCACGTCAGCTCACAGGCATGAGCGGGCGGGTGCTAGTCGGCGGTCTTGGGCTCGGGCTCGCTGTCGCCTACTTGGAAGGCAACGAAGACGTGACCGAAATCGTCTGTGTCGAAAAGAGTCAGAGCATCATTCACATGGTGCTGCCGTTCATGCCGAAGAAGAAGACGAAAGTCATCAACATGGATCTCTTCAAATACCTGGAATCCCAACGTGCAATCACCATCTGCAATCCTCCCGCGAAGGAGACATTCGACCACGCCTTCTACGACATCTGGTGCCCTACAGGAGAAACAGTTCACTCGAAGTATGTCATTCCGTTGCGAAAGCTCTCACAGGGATTGATCCCTCAAGAGAACATCCAGTGCTGGAACGAAGATGAAATGATTGGACAGCTGGCACTGGCATGTCAAACGTCGCTCATGTATCTTGACATGCCGGTAGGGGACAAGTTTCGGACCATACTTGACGAGCCCGAAGATCGCTTTGATCGCTACAAGAAAGTCCAGGGCTTAGTTTGGTACTGGTACCGATTTCTCCGCAGAGAGAAGCTAACGATCGCGCAAGCTCACGCACAGATGGGCCGCTATTTAGCCGATCTTAAAGACCCAGAACGATTTGAAAGGAATTGGATGTGATATGGACCAAATAGATCGAGTTGTATTCAGCTTCTTGGGAAGCGTGATATTGATTGTGATATTCCTCTTCGTGGGTAGTTTATTCATCAAGAAGGACGATGACAAATGAGCGATCAACCTAGCTACCTACCACGACCTGGTGACCTTACTCGGGAGAAACTCATCGCACTGGCAAATGATACCATCGCAGCAAACGGTGGCCCCGACCGGTGTCGCGTCTTCTTCAAATTCACCTGCATCTACTGTGGAACGCGATGCACGATGGTCGACGCCAACACACTTTACGAGACCGCCGAGTGCGCGAACTGTAAGAAGGTGAATCAGATAATATGCGGCGGAATTAGACTGGAACTAAAAATGAAAGAAACATGACAAAAGTAAGCAGAATCAAACTCAGGAAGACCTTCGGGCCCTACGTGTTTAGGGTCTTAGGGACCAGACTCAAGTATGTCAGCAAGGGCTGGTATGAAGTCGAATCCCTTCCGACGGTCGAAGAATACAGGGGAATCGAGAAAACAGCATTCTCCACTCTCATCATCGATGCCGTCGAGAACGCGAAGTCTGAATTGGAGTCGCTGCGCGATGAGCTTCAGGATTGGTATGACAACCTACCCGAAAGCTTTCAGAACGGCGACAAAGGTGATCAGCTTCAAGAAGCGATCAGCCAACTCGAGACTGCGGTTGACAACATTCAGGACGTGCCGGATTGCCTGTCCGAGGTGAGGGTGTTCATCAAACCTCTCATCAAGCCCAGCGCCAGCCGGGCCGACCGAGGCAGTCAAGCCGCGTATGAATTGCGTCAGGTTGCCGAGCATCTCGAGGGTGAGGGTTTCATGCCGGAGGGTGTCAAGCTCGACCAAGAGCAGGAAGACGAAGTGAAGGAATTCCAAGAGACCTTAGCCTCAGCCGCAGATGACGCGGACTCCGTAGAGTATCCAGGGATGTATTGAGCGGCGCTTGCAATTCAATCGTCGCTGTGTAAGATAATACCAGTGCGTCCATTCTAGGGCGCACCCAGGCCTAAGAAACCTGAAGACTAGAGCGAGACGGATTTAGAATTTTGGTCGTTGTTTTCTTGGTGCGCGGTCACGCGGCGGGGCAGCTCTAGGCCTTTTCTTACACCAAAGGATGACGACCAATTTTTTGGTTCAGTCTCTTCTATGAAAAGCGAACGCGACGTCAAAGGCATCTGGATTCCGATTGAAGTTTGGGAAGACAAAAACCTTACACTCTTTGAAACGGCACTCCTCGCCGAAATCGATTCATTGGATTGCGGCGAGGGGTGCTGGAAGAGTGATGAGGCTCTAGCAGTCAGGATGAGGTGTTCCCTTAGCCATCTGAGCAATAGCATCTACTCCCTAAAAAAGCGGAAGTATCTGAAAACAATCAAACAAGATAGGAAGAATCACAGGCGGTTTTTGCGGACCACTTTTTCACGTTTTCGCAGGCAACCACCACCTACTGTAGAAAGTAGGAGCCACCTACTGAGAAAAGTAGGTCACGATCTATCTACGATAGATCTAGAGAATACAAGTGGAGGGAAGTGTCCCTCCACAAATGGCTTTTTTGAAATCAATGGTGAATATACTCCATTCATAACGAAGTGTTCCCACCGATTGGAGGACTACATCAGATCCTCCAGAAAGATTAGTCCAAGATTCAATCGCAAGAAATGGTATAACGAATTCCGCCTCCTTCTCCAATCACTTGATGGTGACAAAGCTCGTATCAGAAGAGCACTCAAGATATTCACCACTCATCCACACGATCCGGAGTCCCACCCTCCAGAAGTAGAGTGTGCCGAATCGTTTCGTAAGAAGTTCCTCAAAATCGAATCCTGGATCAAACGAATCTCCGACCAACTCCCACCAGAGGAAGAGAATAACCAAGACGGTCCCATCGTCACTCGGACAAGGACCTTTGCGTGAAATCTGAAAAGTTCCAGAACAATGAAGAGAGAACAATCCTCATCGCATCGATTGTCCATTCCGGTGTGCTGGAACAGATCTGTGGAAGCCTCCAGAGTGAGAAACCATTCAGGAGCAGATGGTCCAATCTAGTCTTCGGATGGTGCGCCGAGCACTGGAAGGAATTCCAGAAGGCACCCGGCCGAGCCATTGAGGAGTATCACTCCCGCTTTGCTCGGTCCTCTGCCGACAAGGAAGCGGCTGAATTGATCGATTCCTTCCTCAGCGGTTTGAGCGACGAATACAGGTCATCCAAAGGTATCAATGAGGAGTTCACCGTCAAGCTCGCATCGACCTATTTCAGGGTAGTCAGGATGGAGCGCCTGAGGGACTCTATCGACGGGGCTCTTGAAATGAGCGATGTAGAGGAAGCCGAGACCCGAGTGTCCACCTACGAAGCCCTCCATCTCCAAAACGGAGACGACTGGCTCAATCCATTCAAACGGGAATTCCTGACCAAGCCGAGGGAGAGCCGTGAAGAACTTGTTTCGTTTCCAAATGACTTGGGGAGATTCTTTCACAATCAATTTGTCCGCTACGGTTTCATCTGCTTCGTAGGCCCATCCAAAAGAGGCAAGTCCTACTGGCTGCAAGAAGTGGTTTATCGCGCATTGCGGCAGCGGCGCCGGGTCCTCTACTACGTCTTAGGGGATCTGTCCGAGGACGACATCCACGACCGTCTGGTTCCGAGGATAGCCAGAGCCCCAATTGAACCGGACAAATTCATCTTCCCAAAAGAGATCCTCAAAGGAGACGGTAAACGACCGAAAGTGAGAGGTGAGATGAGGGAGTATGAGAAAGGAATCACCAACAAGCAGAAGATCGCTTGCGTGGAGAAATTCCTCAAGTCGATATCATCCACGGTTGAGAATCCTCGTTTGAAGATCAAGCTCAAAGGAGGTGGAGTCATCTCAGCGAGCGACATCGAGCGGGATGTGAAACACTTCTCTAGAAAAGGGTGGGTGCCGGACGTAGTGGTGATTGACTATGCTGACCTCTTAGCGCCAGAGCTTCATACGAAGAACCAAGACCTGCGTCACCAGATGAACGCGAGCTGGATGGTTCTGAGACGAATCGCTCTAAGCCTTCACTGCCTCGTAGTCACCGGATCCCAGTCTGCACGGACCGCCTACGACTCGTGGCTCATCAGGAAGAGGGACTTCTCAGAGGACAGAAGGAAGAACGACCACATCACCGGCATGGTGGGCATCAATCAAACCGAGTATGAAAAGAAGCAGGGGATCTATCGTCTGAACTGGGTCAACATCAGAAGAGGCAAGTGGACAGAGAACCAAGTCGTCTGGTGTGCTGGAAATCTTTCCATCGCTTGCCCTTGCATTATTTCCAGTCTTTGACTGAATCCATTTTGTAAATGGCCAGATAATAGTCCAAGATGCTTCAGTTAATTGTGACTGGGGCGAAGAAAACAAACAACGAAAGGTAAAGTAAATGAAACTGAATAAGTCAGCTGCCATTGCTTTCTTCGTCGCCCTCGGATTCAGCAAAGCCAAAGGGTGGGATGAAAGTCAATTGCAAAGTCGGGCCAACGTGGTATCCGAGAAGGTCACAGCCGAAACTGCCGCCGAAAAAGGGGTGAGCGAACTCTACGCCAAGCTCGCCGAGGCGAAGGGTCAAGTCGAAATCGTCGCCGATGAGGGAGAAGCCGAGAAGCCGGCCAAAGCAGCCAAAGCCGAGAAGCCGGCCAAAGCCGAGAAGCCCGCGAAGGCTGAAAAGGCTGAAAAGCCCGCGAAGGCCGAGAAGGCCGAGAAGGCTGAAAAGGAGAAGAAACCCAAAGCCGAGAAAAAGGAGAACGGCAAAGTGGAGAAGGATGCCTTCGGTTGCACCAAGGGTTCGATCAGCGCGAAGGTGAATGCGGTCCTGAGCGAAGACTGGGTCACCGAGCAGGCTGTCGCCGAGAAGGCAGGTGTCACGCTCGACCAAGCTCGCGGTCGCCTCTACTACGCCTCCGAAGAGAAGGTGGGTATCCTGGAACGCCGCCGGCTCATCCAGTATCGGATCAAGCCGAGGTCGGCCAAAGCAGCCAAGACCAGCAAGAGCAAGGACTGATCGCGTGCGAGATTCGCGTTCTCTCGCATTAGACGCTTAGACCTGTAGCAGAGCCGCGTAGGACCATTCCTACGCGGCTCAAACGCGAAAGACGCAGATAACAACCTGTGCAAACCGTAACCAAAACCTATCAGGATCTCCCAGCCGCACACCGCCAACACAACCACAGCGGTCATTGTCGTCTGATTCACGGTCACAACTGGCGCTTCGACATCACCTTCGCTTGCGACACTCTTGACGAATGTGGGTTCGTCATTGACGTGGGCAAGCTGGAGAACGTGAAGCATTTCTTGGAGACTACCTTCGACCATACCCTGCTGCTCAACTCAGACGATCCTACCCTCACCGACCTCTGTTTCAGTTTGAAACATCTCGCCGACATCGTCACCGTTCCCAATTGCGGGATGGAAGGACTGGCCCGATTTGTCCAAGCTGAAGTAGAGAATATCATCAGGAAGCCAGCAGGCGCCAAAGAGCGCGGTTTGGTGGTGAGCGAAGTGACCTGCTGGGAAGACTCAAAGAACCGGGCAACCTACCTATTTGGCAAATGACCCAAATCCTGCCGATCCACGAAATCTTTCACACGTTTCAGGGAGAGGGTCAATGGATGGGCTCCTCAGCTTTCTTCGTGAGGACGTTTGGATGCCCCGTTCAGTGCCCGTGGTGCGATAGCGCGGGCACCTGGCACCCCAATTGGGTGCCGAAAGAGATCCAGCGAATGTCAGTCGAGGATATCGTCAAAGCAGTGATGGTTTCCTTCGCTCCAATTGTCGTTGTCACCGGCGGAGAGCCTGCTGTGCATGACCTAGAGTTCCTAGTGAACGCTCTTCACGCTCTAGCCTCTGTCCGAGTCCACTTGGAAACCAGCGGAGGATTCCCCATCAAAGGCGACTTCGATTGGGTCACACTCAGTCCGAAGAAGTGGGGACCACCGTTGAAAGAGAATGTGATAGTGGCAAGTGAATTTAAGATCATCGTTGAGGAGAAGGACGACATCAGACTCTATCTAGACATGCTCACCACGAGAGGGATGACACCCAAGGACACCCGGCCGATATGGCTTCATCCAGAGTGGAGCAAGCGAGAGGATCCAGTCGTCCTCGGTGCCATCGCCGACGCTGCAAAGCACGGCAGGGGATTCCTTCGTGCGGGCTGGCAACTCCACAAGCTCTACCGGGTCGATTCTCGCGATACCAGAACCCAACCGCTAGTCCCGCTCGGAGGCGATCTGAGGAAAGGCTATTGAATGTTTCTACCGTCCGACCACGACATCGTCATCAATCTTCTCAAGTTCATTGGTGAAAATCCTGACCGGGAAGGATTAAAAGAGACCCCATCGAGAGTGCTCAAATCGTGGATGGAGATGACACAAGGATACAAGCAGAAGCCTGAAGAGATTCTAACCAAAGACTTCTACGTAGGTCCCTACGATGAGATCATCGGCCTTCCTTGGATTGAATTCTGTTCAAATTGTGAGCATCATCTCCTGCCTTTCATGGGAGCTGCTCACGTGGCTTACCTTCCTTCTCTTCCAAATCCTCGGGTGGTTGGTGTGTCGAAGCTTGCGCGGTTGGTTGACTGCTTTGCTCGCCGGCTTCAAGTCCAAGAGAGGATGGCGATCCAGATAGCAGACGCGATGGAAGAACATCTCAAGCCGCGTGGAGTCGCTGTGGTGATTCAAGCAAAGCACCTCTGCATGGCTTGTCGCGGTGTCCAGAAACATCAACCTGTCATGATCACCAGTGCCATGCGAGGCGTGTTCAGGGATGAAGGACCTGCGCGAGCCGAATTCTTTCGACTGGTAGAACTCACCCGGCCCAATGGAAGATAAGAAAATCCATTCAGAATCCATCTTCGTTGACTCCGGCGCTCACACGATTTACAACCTTGAGACGCTGAAGCTTGGGAAGGAAGACCGGCAGTCAAAGAACCCGAATTTCAAGGGTCGCAGAGGTCACAATCTGCTGGACAAGCCTCCGGTGAGATGGAGCCAAGGGGACTTCTCATACTTCGATCTCAGCAAGGGATCTGAGTTCCGTCAATACTGCGACCGATACGCAAGCTTCATCAAACGATTTAGCAACAGAGGGATATTCTTCGCCAACGTGGACGCAATTTCCAATCCTGACTTGACTTGGCAGATCCAGAAGTATTTCGAAGATGAGCACGGAGTGGTTCCGATTCCCATTGTTCACTTTGGAACGCCGATGGGCTACGTGGACCGGTATCTCAACGAAGAGAAGTATGACATTCTCGGCGTAGGTGGGCTAGGGCAGGGTGTCAGCAGACATGAATACTTCTCATGGGCCGACACGTTCTTCACTCACATCTGCCCTGAATCAAACGACAGGAAGCCTATCATCAAGACGCACGGCTTCGCAATGACGTCATGGGAATTGATTTGTCGCTACCCTTGGTGGTCGGTGGATTCAGCTACATGGGTGAAACTCTCAGCCTACGGATGGCTCTACATCCCACGCTGGAACAAGCGGCAGGGATTCAGGTTTGACTGTCCGCCGATGATGGTGAACTTCTCCTTCCGGTCACCCAGGAAGAAGGAGCGGCAGAAGCACTTCGACAACGCCACCGAAGAGGTTAGAGAGACTTCGCTGAGATGGCTCAAACATATCGGACTAGAGATGGGATCGGTGGACGATGAGGGAGAGGTGAAGGTATTTGGGGTATCGTCCCACCACCGCGCCAGGAGCACCGCCAACCTGCGATATCTCATAGATCTACAGGACAGTCGACCAAAGTGGCCTTGGGCGTTAGATAATAGCATTGTAGAACAGCAATCAGTCAAATACAATCGCGGTTTCGGACTATGACAGCAAACCAAATTCAAAGAGCAATTGAAACAATTCAAACGGCTCTTGATGACTTTGGCGGTGGAACCATTCACATCACTCCAGAGGGTGTTTCTGTAGACAATGAGGAAGCTGATGTCCTCTTGGATGAAGGAACTGCTGAGCAAGCCACTAGAATTCTTAAACCATGAAAGCCTATCAAGAACCCAAATATCGTGTCTCCATACCAGATGGGGCCCTAGTCAATCGGCAAAGTGGTGAGGCTATTCCTGATGACGAGCCCGTGTTCATCCTCAGGGCGCGTGACATTCACGCCCACGCCGTCCTGGTTCACTATTCCACCATCTGTGTTGAACCCGCTCACCGTGAGGCCGTCAGGATGAGAGCAGCTCAATTCGCCAACTGGGCCCTCCAACACAGAGCCAGGATGAAGGAACCTGACACCCAAATGGACCAGGGCTGGTCTGCGTCTGGCACTCCGAATCCGTAATGGATGAGCCCTTAACAAAGGAGAAGAAGATGAGACCCGTATGCCCTATCTGTAGGGGATATGGTGAGGTCTGTCTTCATTGCACAGAGCCCTCAAATTCCTGTAGGTGTGATGTCCCTCATTACACCAGGTGCAGACCTTGCTCTGGAACCGGCTTTAGGGAGGAGGACGACCATCGATGAGAATCTACTTCAGTGGCGGGGGTGGGCTGGTGGACACTCCCGAAGTCCTCCTTCCTGATCGTAAACCTCACATCATGCTGACGTTCCACCAGATCTCCCAGAAACAAACATCGGCGACAGACCGATTAAAAGCATACCTGAAACGAAAGAAGAATGAAAATAAACAGAGAAAACTTCCTGCGTGACCTGTCAATGGTTAAAGCCGGCCTGTCGCCGAGGGAATTCATCGAGCAGAGTTCCTGCTTGGTATTCCAGAACGGGCAGGTGATGACATTCAACGATGAGGTTGCCTGCCTGAAAGAGATTGAA